TCGTATACGCTGTGTAACTTCATTTGGATTAGTATCTAAGTTTAGACGCATATCCTCCTCCTTATCAGGTACATCAATCGATATTATTGAAGAGCTATATAGACAAACTGGAATAACAATCGATAAAAAGGAAACCCAAAGCCTAGGAACAATGAAGTTTATCCCGCCTAAGCTAACATACTCCGATGCTATAGAGAATATACTGCAGAAGAGCATGACACCCAATGGTTCACCACTCTTTGCATATCAGGTATTCCACGACTCGGCATTTGTTTTAAACTCCTATAACAAAATGATCACCTCTGATATATTAGATAACTACGTGCAGGGATACTTCTATACGCAGGAGTCACAGTCTGATGGATCGTTTGAAGAAAAGAGATTACGCATACTTGAATCATCTTCTAATATAGGATTCTCCCCATATAAGTCTATGAAGAACGGATCATATGTTACGCGTACGCACAAGCTCGATGTCTCCAATAAGACATATGAAGTAATTGACTTTAATGCCTATGACGATAAAGTACCTCTTATAGATGGAGAAGAGTCTGATCTTGTATGGAATAGAAATTTTGATATATCAGGCGTAGGTCCAAATACTTTAAAAGAAACATCTACGATCTTTATAAATCAAAACTCTTTGTCTATGGCAGAAACTGGTGATTTAAACTATCATCAGTTTGGTGCATATAAAGAAGCAACCAAAAGATCAGTTTATTCTAATCTAGAACAGCTAGAACATTCTATTAGGTTGTATGGTGATTCTAGACTAAGCCCTGGTTCAATAGTTAATTTAAACTTTCCTAAGACCGGTCAGGTAGAAGGAGCAGGTCGCGAGAACGACGAATTCCTATCAGGTAGGTATCTTATTGTATCAAGTACGCATTCCTTTGATGCTTCTGGCTACTTTACACAAATAAAAGTAAGACGTGATTCGGTGCACAAGCGATGAATAATTTTATGGATACAAAGTTTGTTTGGTTCCACGGTGTTGTGGAAGACCGAGCAGATCCTCTCTATTTAAATAGAGTACGCATACGTGCTTTTGGTTATCATACAGCAAATAAAGAGTTACTGCCAACTGCTGATCTTCCCTGGGCAACTATAATGATGCCAACAACAGACTCTGGTACATCTGGGGTAGGTCGTTCACCCCATGGATTAGTTGAAGGATCATGGGTAGTTGGATTCTTTAGGGATGGTACCGATGCACAAGATCCTATTGTCTTAGGTTCTATTGCTTCTTTAAATACGGTCGAGGCGAATACGTCTACTGGCTTCTTTGATCCTGCTGGACTATATCCTAAGAAAACTGATAAGACCGAGACAAACTATTTAAACGAGTCTGATGTTAATAAAGCAGCTCGTGGATTAGCTACACAGGCGAATTTAAATCAAGAGACTATTCGTGTAGGTAAAGTAGCTAACTCAGATGCAAATACAACATTAGGTTATGTTGAAGCCAAATCAAAGGCAGAACCTTTTGCTCTTGAAGCAAGTGAAGACACCGATCCTGTTAATATATTTCAGTTTGATGAACCTCCTTCACCAGCTAAACCACAATATCCATTTAACAAAGTTACAGAATCAGAGTCAGGTCACGTCTTTGAAGTAGACGATACTGCTGACTATCAACGTATTAAAGAGCATCATCGATCAGGCACGTTCTATGAGATACATCCTGATGGATCACGTGTGCTTAAAGTTGTTAAGGATAACTATGAAGTAACGCTTGGCGATGAGTACGTGAATATCAAAGGTACATCACGTGTAACTGTAGAAGGTGACTGTAATCTCTTTGTTGTAGGTAACTGCAATACTGAGATACAGGGTAACAAAGAAGAACACATCTATGGTAACTCAACGCAGGTTATTCATGGCTCTGAGTTTAAAACGGTTAAGCAAAATGCTATACATCAGATTGATGGTTACATGACGCACAGCGTCGGCCAATACTTTGAACAAACGATTGGTTCTTATATGAATTTAAATGTTGGATCGAATCTTACCGAAACAATTAGCGGTGCGCAATCTACAACAGCATCGAACCATACTACAATTAATAACAACGTTAACATTACTGGTAACCTTAATATTCAGGGTACAACGCACTCTGTCGGTGACGTGTCTACTTCTGCTGGAGCAAATCCAACATTAGCGACTCACTTCCACTTTGGACATGATACAACAGGAAGATCAACAGCTCCAGGCGGAAATAGATAAAATAGGTATAAATAGATACTATGAGCACACAAATTCTATCAGATAAAAGTTTAGAGAACGAACGCGCATCCGTCGTCGCACGTACGCGGGACTTTTCAGATCTAGACCTTCGGTTTAAGGCCCATCCTAATTTAGGTGATTTGGTGCCATTAAGAGATATAGCTGCTATTAAGAACTCTGTAAGAAACCTTATTCTTACTGGATATGGTGAAAGACTTTTTCAACCGACTATAGGCTGTGGAATCACCGATCAGTTATTTGAAAACTTTAATCCTGTTACAGTTGCAGCTATGAACGAATCGATTGCTCGGACTATCCGTTATCACGAACCTAGGGTAGCACTTGCAAACATATCCATAACAGACAAATCAGATGAAAATGCTGTATTTGTTTCGGTAACAGTTAAGATATTAAACGTACCTGATCTAGTGGATATAGATATTTACTTAGAGAGAATCCGATAATGGCGAACATTAAGAACGTAACTGAATTAGATTTTGACCAAATTAAGGTCAATCTAAAGGCTTATCTTTCAGGACAAGATAAGTTTGCTGACTATGATTTCGATGGATCAGGTATGGCAGTACTACTTGATATTCTTGCATATAATACTCAATATAATGCATTGCTCGCCCACGCGAATGCAAATGAGGCTTTCCTAGATACAGCACAGATGCGCGCTAACGTGGTATCCCATGCTAAGTCATTAGGATATGTGCCAAGTTCTGCAAAGTCCTCTGAAGCAAAAATTGACGTTACTGTTATTGGTAGTTCTACTTCTTCTACAACTGCTACTATGCCACGTGGAACTGTATTTTCTGGCTTAATCGGATCTAAGCAGTATACCTTTGTAACTAACGAGTCTTATACTGCATCTAAGAATGTTACTAATCGTTATGTATTCGAGAACGTATCAATCTTTGAGGGTGAAATCGAAACCTTTACATATCGAGTAAATGGACAGATCCCAAATCAAAAATTTAAAATACCTACAAATAAGGTTGACACCTCTACCCTCGTAGTTGCTGTTCGAGAGTCAGCAACATCAGAAGTTTCCGAGGTCTATACTCATTTTAATAATATATTGGATGTTAAATCTGATTCTCGTGTATATTTCTTACAGGAAGGATATTCTGGGGAATATGAAGTATACTTTGGAGATGATGTTATAGGTCGTAAACCAGATACAGGTAACGTAGTAGATATAGCTTATATTAAAACTAATGGTGAAGAGGCAAACGGTGCATCATCGTTTACTACTGACGCTACTATTAACGGATTCTCCGGAGCAACAGCTACTCTATCTGAAGGATTTACTAAAACATTCTCTGGGGCAGATCGGGAGGACATAGATTCAATTAGATTTAATGCTCCTAAAGCTTTCCAGAGTCAAAATCGTGCAGTAACATCTATTGACTACGATGCTATACTTAAACTGGAATATGATTTCATTGAGGATATAGCTGTATGGGGTGGAGAAGTAAATGAGCCTCCAACATACGGTAAAGTGTTTATATCAATTAAACCAAAAACCGGGGACTATTTATCGACTACTACTAAAGGTATAGTAAATAGATTTCTTTCTACTAAAAATGTAGGATCAATTACAACAGAAATTGTTAACCCAGACTTTACATATATTACAATGGATGTGTTCTTTAAGTACAATCCAAATAATACTTCTCGAAGTAAATCCCAACTAGAAATAGCAGTTAAAGATGCAATTATAAATTATAACGATGTTAATCTAGAAAAATTTGATGGTGTGCTTAGATTTTCTAAGTTGCTTAAAGCAATTGATAATGCTGATAAAGGTATATTAAACTCTACTGTTCGTTTAAAGATGCACAAGCATGTTGCACCTATAACAGGGGATACTAGAGATTATGCTATTAAGTTCTCTTCCCCGATATACAAGACATCTACAACACAGCAGACTATATCCTCTTCCCAGTTTACTTATTCTGGTCAAGAGTGTGAGTTAACTGATATACCATCTGATGTATATCCAAATCGAATCGTGCAGATACGTAATGCTTCAACAAAAGCTATTATAAATCCTTCAGCAGGAACAATCACGCCTACTACTGGTATGGTTGACCTAACACAGATTAAAATAGATTCTATAGGAGTTATCCTTATCTTCGTAGATCCGGATTCAAATGATATAGCACCTAAGTTTAACCAATTAGTATCTATTGAGAAAGATGAAACCCCTGGCATTACTGTGGTGGGAGAAGAAGATACTATTGCTACACTCGGTTCGGTCGGAGCATCCTCTTACACCACCTTTAGCAGACACGACTAATGACTAAAAGATCTAATATAGAATCGAGTAAAATCGAATCGCTAATCCCGCGCCAGCTTGTAGCTGATGCAGGAGGAATGATCGAGTTTATAAAAGAATATTATAGATTTATGCATGAGGAGCAAGGTCCTTCTTATGTAATAGATAATATCCTTTCTAATAGAGACGTTGATACAGTTGTTGATGCTTTTATATCTTTGGTAGAAAAAGAAATTGGCGCTGGCTTTACTACTCAATTAACAGCTGATAAGGCTAACCTATATAAAAATATAGTTCAGTTTTATCAAGCGAAAGGCTCAGTCGAATCATTTAAGCTTCTTTTTAGACTCTTATATGATACCGATATCGATATATCCTTTCCTAAGGAAAAAATTCTTGTAGCATCAGATGGTAGATGGATCCAACAAAATTCAATCTTTATTGAGGTTACTGAAGGTAATCCTTTTGATCTTTTTGCTAACATTGTTGATGTAACTACCCCAGATAGAGTTGTTAAGGTCGAAGTAGAAAGAATACGCCGAGTTGAAGAAACGGCTTTTTATGAGATCTTTATAACAAAAGATAATAACACCCTTCGAGTTACTGAATTAGCAACAATAGATCAGTATGGTGTTAAGGCTACAGTTGTTAACTCCCTTAACAAGTATGAGATATATCATCCAGGTTCAGGTTTTGAGACTGCTCAGTTCGTCGATATTTTAGAATCAGCTGGGCAAGGCGTTAAGATTAAAGTAACTGAGGTAAATGATTTAACAGGCGAGCTCGCTGATATTAAATTTATTAACTTTGGAGTAGGATACTCTGCTGAGTTCTATGCAATGATTGTTCCCCGATCAGAAATTGTGGGTGGGGTTGATCTTGTTATCTCAACAGATCCTGATGCTGATAAGGTTACCTATCCAACACGAGCTATTATAAAATTCTCTGAGTCGGTGCTGGCAGAGTATCGTGGTGAGTATTCTACAAATAATGGTTTCTTATCGGACGATATATATCTTCAGGATAACTTCTTTTATCAGCAGTTCTCTTATCTTATCCGATCATCTCAACAGTTTGACAACTATAAAGATATCGTTAATAAGACAGTTCACCCGTCTGGCATGGCTATGTTCGGTGAGTTTGAGATTAATAATTCTTTCGATATGTCTCGTGCGTTCGAGCTCTTACGTCGTTACTTTACCAATCGCGAAGAAGATGTTATCGATACAATTGATCTAAACATTTGGACATTATATAAGCCTCGCGAGGATGTAGCTTACGCTTCAACTACTGATTGGTTCTACGATTTCTATAAGAACGTTTCAGAAATCGTAAATCAACCAGATTCAGAATATAAAGATTTTTATAAAGTTCTGGGTGATACAGCACTTACAGCTGACGAACTAACATATACAATCACTAAGTTTAAGGCTTTAATAGAGAATTTAGCTATATCAGAACTTGCTATAGTTAGTTACGCAAAACCGCTTACAGAAGTCATAAATAGTAATGATTCCGGCGTAATAGAGATATTAGGTGATATCTACGCTGAAGATTATTTTGCTGAAGATTATTCCGAAGGATTAACTTCATTTACCTAGGAGAAGAAAATGCCATTAATGAACGAGCAAGTTAGCCCTAAGGGTCAGGTCGCTATTGAGATCTTTAGCCCAGACGGTAAACTTAAGGATAAGGTAAACATTCCAAACCTGGTCGTACAGACCGGACGGAACTATATTGCCTCACGTATGAACGATGATGCACAGATCCAAGTTATGAGCCATATGGCTGTAGGTTCTGGTTCAGTTGCAGCTACTCTTTCTGATACTGTTCTAGGAACTGAGCTTACTCGTGTTGCTCTTGATTCAGACGATATCGTAGATAACGTAATTACATATGTTGCTACATATCCGCCTGGTACAGGTACTGGTGCAATTACTGAAGCTGGTATCTTTAATGATGCTGGTGCAAACCTTGGTGATCTGCTTTGCCGAACAACTTTCCTTGTTGTAAATAAGGCTGTGGATGACTCAATGGTTATTACCTGGACAATTACAATATCTTAATAGAATAGAGACTAAGCTATGTCTGCTGTAATTAGACCCAACTTCCATCATACGATGGCTGAATCGATCTACGAAAAGATTCAGAATAGATCGGCAAACTACCATTACTATCTTGGTAAGGTTTTGCCATGGGATTTTGAAGGATCTATTGCGGATGCACCTAATCCATTAAATAATATGGATGAAGAAAATGAATCCCGTAACAACATGATCGGGATTAAGCAGATAAACATTAATGACGTTTCTTTTATTACTCGTCGTATCGATTGGACTTCAAGAGTATTTGATGCCTATGACGATACTGATGTTATTATGGAAGAAGAAGATTTCTACGTATTAACAGAAGATTTTAATGTTTACAAGTGCATAGAAAATAATAGCGGTGGTATATCAACAGTTAAGCCAAGCGGATATGACGTTGATTATATAACAACAGCAGATGGGTATATCTGGAAGTTTATGTATTATCTTCCTTTGGCTCTTCGCAATAAGTTCTTAACAACGAACTATATGCCAGTTATTAAAAAAGTAAAGAACCAGTATTATTCTGCTGGAACTATTGCTGGCTATATCCTAAATGACTCTGGCCAAGATTATGATCCTGATGAAACGTATGCTGTTATTCAGGGTGATGGCGAAGACGGTGCAGCTTCACTTGTTATAGAAGATGGTCAAATTACTGCTTTAATAATTGATAATGCTGGTACAGGTTATACTACTGCAACACTATCTGTAACAAAGGGCCCTCTCGATCCAGGTACTGGTGCTGATATTGATCTAGTCCTTTCTTCTCCGGGAGATCTAGATTCTCAGCAAGCAGACGTCGAGACCCTTACTGTAGATGGTGATATATCACAGATTGTTGTTACCAGATCGAGTACCCAGTTTACTTCTGTTCCTGTTGTTACTATTACAGGTGATGGAACTGGAGCGACTGCAACTGCAACATTAAACGTTAATGGAGCAGTTTCTAAAATTACCCTTAATAATAGGGGATCTGGATATACCTATGCAGATGTATCAATAGCTTCAGAAGGTCTAAAAACCGCAGCAGCTCGCGCGGTTATTTCTCCTCAGTATGGCCACGGATTTAATGCTCCTAGAGAGTTAATTGCAGATACTCTTTGTTTCTATACTTCATTTGAAAATGAATTAAACCAGGGTATGCTAGTTAATAACCAATATAGACAGTTTGGTATTATAAAAGACATTGAGCAATTTGATGCTAAACGTTATTATATTACTGCATCTGGTTCAGCCTGTTACCTTATAGAAGGTACATTAGTTGGTGATTCTTTCCCAGAAGATGATATTATTTCAAACGATTCAGGGACTAAATCTCTTAGAACTGTATCAAGCGAAGATAACAAATTGCTTGTACAATCGTTAGATGGAACAATACCAGTAATTGGTGATATCTTTAATAACAAAGCAGATACTGCTAACTTTACAATTACTGCTGTAACAGATCCTCAAGTAAATAAAAGAACCGGTGAAATACTATTCGTTGATAATAGATTAGCATTTACATCTTCTGAGGAACAAACTGTAACATTCAGATCATTCATCAAATTTTAATTATAAATATTTGGTATAAGACTTAATTTTAGGAATAAGTTAATGGCAATAAATCTAAACACTGATCCGTATTATGATGACTTTGATAAGACCAAAGGGTTTCATCAGATCTTATTTAAGCCAGGTGTTGCTGTACAAGCTAGAGAATTGACGCAGATTCAATCTATTCTTCAGGATCAGATTAAATCTTTTGGTGACAATATCTTTAAAGAAGGTGCTCTTATTCAGGGAGGTCATCAGACCTTGGATAATCAGTATCACTCAGTTAAGCTAGCCGCTGATGCAGATTCTATTGTCATTAATCGGTCAAGATGTATATGGGGTAAAGTCGGGCTTAAAAGCAAAGGTTATAAATGCAACCCAGGCTACAGAATCTGGCGATCCACCTACAATCTATATTAAATATTTGAACTCTGGTAAAAGCAAAGAGAAATCTGGCTTTGCCCAATCTGAGCTAATATGGAGCGAAGATAAAACAGTTTCTGTTACAACAGCAGCAACATCTGTTAACGCTGTGGGAACAGCATATATTGTAACAAGCGGAATAGTTTACGTTGGCGGATTCTTTGTATACTTTGCTGATCAAACAGCAATCCTAAACAAGTATGGCCCAATCACATCTCTTATTGTTGGCTTTGATGTTAAGCAATCTATTAAACAATTTACAGATGATGCTAGCCTAAATGATCCAGCTAATGGATCTTATAACTATGCAGCTCCAGGTGCTGATCGTCTTAATGTAACCCTTACTATTACAAGCAGGCCTTTCCAAGCAGATGACATAGTTGATCCGGATTTTGTAGAGATCGCTCGTATACAGAATAAAAAAGTTATATCTGCTATAACGAGTACTGCTTACAATATTCTAGGCGACACACTCGCTCGTCGCACATACGATGAGTCAGGAGACTATGTAGTTCGCCCATATGATCTTACTCTACTAGAACATAAAAGAACTTCTCTTTCTAAAAACGATGGATATTATACCGCTGCAGAAGGTGGTGATGCAAATAAGTTTATTAATAAGATCTCTCCTGGTAAGGCTTATGTTAAAGGATATGAGATTGATAATCTTAAGACCGCAGCTATACCGGCAGATAAAGCAAGAGATTTTACAACAGTAGAATCAGGATCAGTCTATGTCCCATTTGGTAATTACGTTCGTGTTACCAATCTTAATGGCGTATCAGAAGAAATAGACAATCTTCCTGAAGTACAAATATACAGCCAATTTACTTCTACCCCGGGTGTACCTGAGGGAGTAGCAATCGGTACTGCTCGTATTCGTCATACAGAATTCTTCTCTGGTACACCAGGGACAACTACTGCTCAGTATAACATTTATCTCTTTGATATTAAGATGAAAACTGGATTTTCGTTTACAAACGATGCCAAGCAAATAGTCTATATTAATTCAGTATACTCTTCTGACTTTACCGCTGATGTAGTTGAGGAGCTAGCTAATTTAACAGGTACTATTTCAACTACTAATGCTTCTAATACAATTCAGGGTATTGGTACGCGATTCCTTACAGAACTAGCTATAGGTAACTATATAAACGTTGGTGGTTCCACACACAGGGTTACCGCTGTTACAAATGATACAACAATTAGCGTATCTCCTGCAGCTAATGCAGATCGGATTGGCTCGATATTCTCATCTGTAAAATCTAAGTTGTGGGATACTGATAAGAATTCTTACATATTCCCGTTACCAGTTAATATTGTTAAGTCAATTGACCCTACTGGCGTAGATACCATATATCAGACACGAAGAATATTCGAGAGAACACTTACAAACGGCGTAGTTCAGGTAGATGCTGGTGTTAACGAATCATTCTCATCATTCTCTTTTGATAATATGCAAATGTATGTTGCCAATGGCGATGTAGTTGATATTTCGGGTGATGTAACTATTTCAGGAGCATCTAACTCTGTACTTACAGTTGATGTGTCAGCTAAAGGATATACTACTGAAACAGTTATGCTAGTTACTACTGTCTCAAAGAATGGATCAGCTGCTGATAAGAAGATTAAGACCTTAGTGTCTAACCACCAGCTTGACATTACATCTGAGGCAACATCTACAGCTCAGAGTATCTCTCTAGGTAAAGCAGACATCTATAGATTAGTATCTGTTAAGATGACTACAACTGGCGTATTTGGAGATCCAACATATAATAGCACAACAGAAGTAGATATCACTAATCGATATACTCTTGACAATGGTCAAAAGGCAACATACTATGGATTAGGTTCTCTTAGATTGAAGAGAGGATCAAATGCTCCTACTGGGCCAATCCGTATTACCTTCGATTACTTTACACATGGAACAGGAGACTACTTCTCTGTTGATTCATATTCTATTGATTATAAGGATATTCCTACCCTTATTTTAGGTGGTAATGAGTACGTACTTCGAGATTGTTTGGATTTCCGTCCTAAGATTAACGATGCAGGTACTGGATTTTCTGGCACTGGAGCAAGTGTAGGGGAATTCCCAGACTTTGAAAATGATATTACTACATCATATGATTATTACCTACCTCGAACAGATAAGATTGTTATTAATCGCGATGGACGTATTAAAGTAATTAAGGGTGAAAGCGGATTTGAAGCTAAAGAGCCTCTTACCCCTGAAGATTCAATGGCTCTCTATATTCTTAAGCAAAAGCCATACGTATTTAACTTATCAACTGATATTGATATTATTAAGATCGATAACCGTAGATTTACAATGCGTCAGATTGGTAAACTTGAGAATAGAATCAAGAACATCGAATATTATACCTCTCTTAACCAGCTTGAGGTTGATACACAAAACTATCAGATTAAAGATATTAATGGATTTGATAAGTTTAAGAATGGCTTTGTTGTAGATTCATTCCAAGGTCATGGTATTGGCGATGTGTATAATCCTGACTACGGTGTTGCAATCGATTATGATAAGAAAGAGCTTAGACCTTTATGTAAGACCGAAGCATTTACTTTAAAAGAGGTTGCAACCACAGACGCTGAAAGAACAGCTGCTGGATATGCTAAAACTGGAGATCTTTACACCCTTCCATATACGGAAGAAAGGATGATCTCTAATAACAGATCCTCTAAAGTAGAAAATCTAAATCCATACGATGTAGTGTCGTTCCGCGGTAAGATGAAAGGTAAGCAATCTGATATATGGATTGATACTATTCGCCTTCCTGACCTCCCGGTATCCGTTGATAACTATTCGTCGCTTACTGCTGATGCAAAAGCAAAAGGTACATATGGAACAGTTTGGGGAGCATGGGAAACTGTTCACTTTGGTACATATCAAGGTACACAAGAAATCGGGACTCGAGTCGGTACCGAAACAACTTATACAGAAGAGATTACAACTGAAACAAGACATGATATTGTTAGATCTTCCTCTGTTATAGCTAAGATGCGCGATGTTGCTATTAACTTCGAGGCTGAGGGGTTAATGCCTGATACTCGCATGTATATCTTCTTTAATAATATTGATGTTACAGCAGATTGTAAATCAACTATGCTATATGAGCATGATCTTGTAAATGGGGATACCAGGACTACTATTAATGCTATAGGTCAACAAGGAAGAATGATTGCTACCGATGATAATGGAAAGCTCAAGGGTACATTCCATTACTCTGCAGAAAAGTATAACTTTAATACCGGATCATATATTATCAGAATGACAGATGATTTTGAAAACAATCCTACTTACGAGTTTACCTCTGCAGAAATGACGTTTACCTCTTCTGGCGAACTCCAGAATATACAAAACGAGATCGTATCAACAAGAAACGCCATTGTTACAAGTAAGCCTGTTATTGAAAGTTCTTCAAGAACAAACTACTTCGAAGGTGGTAAGCTTAAGGGTAAATCTTGCAAAGGATTTGATCTATATGGCGAATACTATGATGGATCTGGCGGTACATATGAAACTCTAATAGAAGCAAAAAATATTGGGGTATGCGGATACAAGACTCCTGTGCCTACAACTGGGACCGGGACTACCACTGTAACAAGAACCCCGCAAGAACCACCAGTTCCACCAGTTACGCAAACTTGTCCACCAGGTGGAACCATACTTGATACTTACTGTGATGATGTTAGCTTTAATCTAATGGCAACAGTTGCTGCGGGTCCTGATGGTAATGGTGATTGTACAACAACAACTGTTATTACCGAAACAGGTTCTAGTCAGTGTGTTCCTACTAACCCATGCGACGTTGCTGGAACATTAGCACAAACTTTCTGTAAGAATGGAACAGATTTATATGGACAATATTTCGATGGTACATATAACTATATTACAGGAGACTGTAATACTTACCAATCCTTAATCGAAGCAAATAACGTTGAAGATTGTAAGTATGTAGATGATGTACCAGCTGCTGGTACTCCTACTGGTAATACCGAATGCTTCCAGCCAGGATTTATTAAGTATGTAGAATATCACGATGGGGTCGGGGGAACATATAAGAACGTTGAAGAATACGGTTCAGAAGAATGCGGATATGTAACCCCGGTAGTACTTGCTGAGCGTGAAAGTGAGGGTGAAGTCGTTACACAGGAAGAAAAAGATCTTGCTGAAACATACGATCCTACCGATCCTATTGCAGCTGGTACTCATAACCGTTATGAGTGTCGTGGTTATGATTACTATGAAATGATAGCTGATGGCAACTGGGGAGAATCTGCAGTTCTAATAGAATCCGATTCAGAGTACTACTGTAACTACACAGTTCCTAAGGATACAATCTACATCGAAACTTACGTAGATCTTGATCCTGATGATGACGATGATGGAGATCTAGATCCTCCAAGATCTCAAGTAGTAGATACACTTGGATATATTAACGGTATATTTAACTATGCATTTGGTTCTAATATGACAGAATCGGATCGAATAGAAGCAGAAGCATATCTTGCTGCACAAGGTATTACAGCAGAAACCCTAGCAAATGCTACAACATCTGGATCTAACATTATCGATGGATATGCTGATGCAACCCAAGTTCCTGACGCATATAACGAAGATGCTGAAAAGCTAGGACTTGCAGTTAAGACTATGATCGAGGTTGGAGTTGCTAGAGGATATGGTGCAGACTCTGATGCATCTGTAACAAACTATCTAAATACTGTCGAAGGCTCTAATGTAGAAGACATCTCTAATCAAATTGCAATTCAAGCGGTAACATATGCTACACAGATCGACAACCCTGGCATTGATGAAAGCTGGGCAAAAGAGGCTGTTAGGCTTCTTATAAATAATACAGTCGAAGGCGGAAGCTTAATATAAACGAGGCTAGTTAATAAATGTCGTATAATGTCGTAGATCCTTTAGCTCAATCATTTCTTGTTGAGAAGACCTGTGTAATTACTAAGGTAGAATTATTCTTTAAGAATATAGACAGAAAGACCCCAATGAGGATCCAGATTAGAGAAATGAAGGATGGATTCCCTGGGGATTATATTATTCCTTTATCGGATAAATTTGTATATCCTAAAAATATATCAACTTCAGCCGATGGCTCTCTTGGTACTATTGTAAGATTTGATAGCCCAGTTTTCTTAAAAAAGGGTGAATATGCTCTTTGTCTCGGATCCGATTCAAAGAAGTACACCGTGTTTATATCTGAGCTAGATACTACAGATCTAATTACTGGTAAAAGAATTATTAAGCAGCCTTATCTTGGATCCCTATTCAAGTCACAGAATACTTCAACCTGGACACCAGAGCAAAAGCAGGATCTTAAGTTTTCTATCTTCCGCGCTAAGTTTGATACAACCGCAGCTGGTAATATTAACTTTAATGTTAATACTGCAGCTATGGAAACACAAGTTCTAGAAGAAGATCCATGCCAGACCTTTTCCGGATCTACTAACATGAGGGTATATCACTTTAACCATGGTATGACTAATGGTTCATTTGTTAAGCTATCTGGAATAGCAGAAGTAGATAAAGTGTTTGGTACAACTGGTACTATACACGGGGTGGACTTTACAAACGTATTGAATACTCCTCTAGCTATATCGAATGCTAGTCTTAATGGTTATACTGTTACTCTTCCGACAGCAGCTAATGCTGATGCTAGATTTGGTGGAACTCGTGTAACCGCTACTGAAAATATTGTAGTTAATGCACTGTATCCTATTACAGCTAAAATTGAAGAAACAACTACTCAGGTACAGCATTTGTTTAAAGGTACCTACTCCGATTATTCTCAGGATTTAGACTATACAGTTCTTGATCCTGGAACAACAGAACTAGCTAAATCCCGAATTATTGCTAACGCTGTTACTAAAGCAGAGAACCTATCTGGAGCAGATTCGTTTAGTTATAGGATTGGTCTATCGTCTCAAAATACTAGGTTATCTCCTGTAATTGATCAACAGCAGCTTGGTGTACTAACAGCGCAGAATCTAATAAACAATCCTGACGAATCAAGTGAGAATGCTCTAGCAGAAGATTATACGAATTTTATGACTGCTGTTTCTTCTGTAACTTTTACATCTACTACGTCAACCTCTGGTATACTTACAGTCCCATTGGCACAACAGGATGCTGCACTCAAATTAGTACCTGGAACAATAGCAACTATTACAGATTCCAATACTACTAATAGCGGAACTTATCGTATATCCTCTATATCTTCTAATGCTGATGAAATATCTTTTACTAGAATTTCGGGTGGTACATGTGCTACAAATACTGGTACATATACTATTGTAATCGGTAGAAACTTTGTTGCTGAAGAAGCTCCTTCGGGTGGTTCGGTATACTCTAAGTATATTACTCGTAAAATTGACTTTGTTAATCCCTCTACCTCTATTAACCTCAGGTTGGACGTTAATCGACCAGCGGGATCAAATATTAAAGTATTCTATAAAACAAGTCTAGTTGGTGAATCCGATAATATCGAGGAAAACGAATTCCAGCAGATTGATGAATTAGTATCTCTTATGCCTGTATCTCTAGATAAGAAATTCCAAGAGGTAGAAGTAGAGCTACTCGATCTTCCCCCTTTTGAAAGCATCGTATTTAAGATTGCATTTACATCAACAGATTCTGCAATTGTACCTAAGTGTAAGAATCTAAGGATTATAGCGTTAGCATAATGTCACTAGTTAAAGTAAAACCGTTTGACGGGCACGAACATCTTTTAAAAGACACAAGAAATAAAGCCGTGATTAACGAAGACAATAAGGCTTTTTCTGATTATATTCAAAAAAGAAATAAAATAGAAGAAGAAGAAGCTTTTAAATATAATATGGAAACCAAGATGGTAGATGTAGAATCGGATATAAATAATATAAAGACCGATTTATCTGACATCAAGAATTTACTTACTGCTTTAGTAAATAAAGAATAGGAATCACAATGTCTGTAGCACTCACACTTCGTAGTGTAAAAGGTACCCGGCTATTAAATAGCGAGGTAGATACCAACTTTACTAATATTAGTACTGAGCTTGATCTTAAAGCCCCTATTAATAACCCTGTGTTTACTGGCTCAGGTCAGTTTACTGGTGCTTTGACTGTTGATGGTGACCTAGAAGTATCAGGTACAACTACCTTTGTAAACGTACAGAATCTTGGTGTTGCTGATACCATGATTTACGTGAATCAAAGAACTGCAGGTACTCTAACTGCAGCATCTGGTGACGGAACTAACGTAACATACACTGTTGATAATAACTATGTAGTTGGGGATTTCCTTGTTGTTCAAGGTGTAACACCATCATCTTTTAATATAGATGGTGCTGAAATTATTGCAACAACAGAAACATCAGTTACAGTTGCTTCTACTAACACAGACACCTACGTCTCTGGCGGTTCTACCTATGCTAAGACATATGTCAATCTAGACTTAGGATTAGCTGGGGGTTATAATACTGATGGCACTGCTGCTGGGTATGCACACACTGGTGTATTCCGTGATGCTACAGACGGGGGTACATGGAAATTCTATCAAGGATATACCCCAGAGCCTTCTGCCGGTATCGATATTGATACGAGCCACGTTAGCTTTGCATTAGCCCCAATTGCTGGATCAACAATATCAGCAACAGATTTTAATTCAACATCAGATATTAGTTTAAAGAAAAACGTGAGCGTTATAGAAAATGCTTTAGATCTGGTAAACAGATTAGAAGGCGTAAACTTTGAATGGAAAGATTCTTCTAAGCCTGCTATAGGTGTAATTGCTCAACAGGTAGAAGATGTGGTTCCAGTTGTTGTTAACACAGGTTCAGATGGGATCAAGAGAGTATCCTATGATTCTCTTATTCCTATACTCATCGAGGCAATTAAAGAGTTATCAGCTAAAGTCAAGTAAAAGACCTATAGCCGAGTTTCTCTAGGAGATACGAAGATGGCAATAAAGGTATCAGGCAATACGATTATCGATGATGATCGTAATATCGTCGACGCCAATGTCAGGGGTAGAAAACAAGATCTAGGTAGCATCTCTGGTGTTAGATCCCTAGACTTAAATGCTGGTGAGACTATTACAGCAACTATTACCGGCAATACTACATTCACTGCTACAAATCTTGTAAGCGGATCCGTAAATACTATTTACTTTTACCTAACTAATCCTGGTCAAGGAACTATTACCTGGCCACCAACAACTACTTGGGACAAAGGTAATTATCCTATTCTTAATGCTTCTGGCAAGACTTTAATCATTTTAGAAACATACGATAATGGATCGAATTGGTTGGGTGTTCAGGCTTGGCGTCAAAACGCATAAGGAAATATAATGTCACGTAGACTCTGGTTAGGTACTCCAAAAGGACAGTACACGTCAGCTATTACTAGCTTTCTTACATCTAGGCTAACTAATACTAGTTTTACTACTTCAGCTCCTACGCTGTCTCCTACCACTTATATAACCCAGTGGTATACACCTACACCTACGTCGAATATAACTACTACTACCTTCGATACCCTATTTACTGATCCTGGTGTAGATACTGAGTATTCAAGCAGTTTTGTTACCAATTTTCCTACATCTTGGGTTTATGCTGTATCAACCGCATATGATGTAACTACATTATATACTCCGACTAGTAATGATACGTTTAAAGGTAATTATAATACGTCGATTGATACAGTACTTACTCCTACACCAACGGCGTATACTAGTTATACCCCTACACCAACGGCGTATACTAGTTATACTCCTACACCAACGGCGTATACTGTATTTACTCCAACAAATACTGATGTCACTTATTACTATACGTATCCTACTTTATATAGTGTACCAGTTACACGTCCAACTACGTATACTAGTTATACTGTTGTACCTCTTACCAGACCAACAGACTATGACCAAAATACAACTGTTACTGGGTATTTCTTTACTACATATAGTACATCAACTACATCGTACAACTATCCGTCTTCTGCATCAGGATGTTACTACTACGATGTAAATGGTAGTCTTATTGGGCAGGACTCTATACCGGGTAACTGCTCAATTGTATCATGCTCTCCTGCTGTAAATTATTATAGTCCCGGACAGAGACTAACTGCTTATTCATATAGTCAACCAACCTTTTATGTTTCTCAGTATGTTTCTACAGTAACTTCATTTTCTACCACAACTGAATTTGCTGGTTATGGGTCCGGTCAAACTGATCCAGATAATGGGGTCTTTGACTGTTATCCATCTTCGGACCCAGGCGTAGTTGCATATTGTCAAGATGTCGAATCTCGGTGTGAACCATGCCAAGTGCCTCTTTATACTACTGTAATTAATGAATCTTACCAGAATTTCCCAGTATCTTCTACTGTGTTTTATAATTCAGGATATACCCTTGACCAATATACAGACGTTTCTTATTTGTCATCGGCATGTCAGGATTGCTCTTTGATCTGTAATACTACAGAAACCGTAGTAGAGGCTAATCCATCTGGCGGGTATGTACCCCCAAGCTCAAGATCTACGATCTACTCTAGGGATACTATATACGATAACACAACTGTTACTGAGTATACCCCTGGGACTACTACCTATGATAGTGAGTATTATGTTCCTACACAGGGTGAGGGATATAATAACAGGGTAACACAATATACTGGATCTACAACTTACCCGACACAGTATACTGTTCTTACTCCAGGTACAACACAGTATACTGGATCTACTCCAGGTACAACACAGTATACTAGTTTTTCAACTACTTTCAGTTCTAAATTAGAACCTACTACATATCCAACCGAGTCAGGTATATCGACATTATATAGGGATACTGATTACACAACTACACAGAGTACCTCTCGTACAACTACGACTACGTACTTACAGAATACTGGTGCTACTTCATATGAAGTTCCGACTACTCGTGAAACTACGACTACATATGATACAGATTATCTAACTCAAAGGGAGACGTCGCGAGATACAGAGGTTATTACATCTTGGCTCACAGACGATAACGTAACAACATCATTTACGACTTCTAGGTCTACGACCTGGTTCACGCAATAAGGAGCATCCTATGCTATACGCAAGAGTAAACAAAGAAACTGATGAGGTTTTAGAGTTTCCGTTGACAGAGAAGGAGCTTCGCGACTCTCTTGTTAATACAACACTACCAGCTAGAATTACTGAAATGACTCTAGCTGGTACAGACTATGTTATGGTTCCACCATTGGGTCCTGATGAAATCGATGTTCAAGCAACTGCAGAAATGGCTATTAAAGCAGTTTCTTGTTCAAAAGATCCTGAAACAGGTAAATGGGTAAGAACTTATGGACTAGAAGAAGTGCCCGAAGCAGCTAAATTGCCACGCCTTTCAGCTCGGTGGAACTACCTTCGCACTCGTCGCGACCGTGTTCTTAGACAAATAGATTGGATGGTACTTAGAAATCAAAGAGAGGCTGCTCTAGGACTCACTCCTACAGACAATATAGATACTCTATATGCTAAGGCTCAAGAATTAGCTGATATTACAGATTCTAATGAAGATCCATTCTTAATTGATGCTAGTACCATAACTATAGAATAAAATGTTTTTGTTGTTTTGATAAGGTAATACTATGGAAGTAAAAACAAATCTAGACCAGTATGCAAACTATTCCCCAGCAAGCGGAGAAAAAGAGCCAAAGGTCGAACCTAAGATTGCTCCTCGTCTATCTGACCAGCTTATGTCTGATGAAAAGACATTTGGTTCTGGTAAGATAGGTCCTTATATCTCAAGGTCTAAAAGAAATAACTGGGCTACTGATCAGGAGGCTACTCTCCGTAGTAAGTGCCCGGATTTCTATTACATCTCCTACGACGTTTCAGCAAATCAACCTAATAACTTTTCAGAATACACCTATACTGAATTCCCAGGAGGTGGTCTTTATTCTGCTACTCAATCAAGAGAGATTAACTCTAGAATAATTGATTTTGCATCTAAAGAAGATTCTGGGGAAGAAGGAGAGAAAGCTCTTTCTCACTTTGTTGATGCCTTATGCGACAAGTATGATCTACTTGATCTAGAAGAAAAATACCAGGGGATAAATCATGTTGTTTTTATGCCGGGCCATAATCTTTTAGACCTAGCTGATGTTGATTATGTATTAAGACTTATAAATGAAACAGATGATGTTTATCTTAAGCCACATCCTTTAACAGTAGGAGATGCAGTACACGGATTAGCTGGTAGGGTTGGATGGAATAAAATCTTACCAAAGGATGCTTCCGGTGTAAAACTACTTGAGAATTGCACACACGTTTATACTACAACTGCATCAGAATTCTCTATTACTGGAGCTGCTCTCGGTAAAGTTGTTACAAATATTT